CTTTGTTCATCAAATGTATTGGTTGCCGCGTGATAACTTTGAACAGCGCGTAAAGATTGAAAAAATACCTTATGATAAATGGCTTGAACAGGGCTTATTAAGGCTTTGCAACGGCAATTCAATCAATTATGGCGACGTTACAGCCTGGTTTTTAGAGATGGTAAACGATAAGGGCATAACCCCTTTATGGATCTATTACGACAGTTACAGCGCAAAATATTGGGTTGAGGAAATGGAGAATTACGGCTTTAAGATGGTACGCTGCATACAGGGAGCTAAAACCTTAAGCTTACCTATGCAGATGTTAGGCGCGGATCTGCAAGCCAAGAAGATAAATTATAATAATTCGCCTATCCTTAAATGGTGTTTGACTAATACCGGCGTACAAACCGACAGAAACGGCAATATTGTACCCATTAAGGCGCAAAGTGCAAAAATGCGTATAGATGGTACCGCAAGCTTATTAAATGCTTATGTGGGCTTATATGAGCATTATAACGAGTTTTTGAACGCTTTATAAAGGAGTGATAAAGAGCTATGAAAAAAATGCTAAAAGACAAGAAAATAAACATTTTAAAGCGAACAACAGAAACGGACGAATACGGCTATCCGTTAGAAGAATGGATAACAGTAGCAGAAAATATATGGGCTTATTATCGTCAAATATCCGGAAGCGAATTTTTTGCAGCTGCAACATCAAATACAAAAGTTGAAGCCATCTTTGAAATAAATTGGCGTAATGACATTGATACCACAATGGCTATAGAATACAAAGGCGAAAAGTACGGAATAACGCGCATAGACGATTATGAGGGCTATAAAAACGACCTTAAGATATATGCCTATAAAGTAAATTAAGGGGGCTTAAAAATGAATTTAGAGCGTTTAGAGAAGGAATTAAACGAAGCCTTAATAACATTCAGTGAAGAAATCAGATCAAACATAAGTTGCGCAAGCAGCCCCAGGGAAACATTGAATTACTATGACTATGAGGAATTAGCAAGACAAACCTTTTATTGCCTGGATACATTTAAGGCGTCCATACTCAAATATTTAGAAAAGAACAAATAAAGGATCCGGAAGCCACAGACATAACAGAAGCAGCTGCCGGCATAATGACAATACTTGAAGAATTTAAAAAAATAGGCCTTGCTAAAGAATATAATACGGACGTCCGCATGATAACCTATAAAACGCAGATAGACGCGCCAAGCGTTACAATGTGGCGACTAAAAAGGGGATACTGAAACGATAGGCGGCCAGGGAAATAAAACCTTGACCGCCTTATATTTTTATTGACAGCAAACAGGAATAATCATATAATAATAGGGAATAATTATAAGTAAACATTAAACTAAAGGGAGGTTAGCTCATGGATCATGTAATAGAAGCTATGCGGCCGCATTACGAAGTATTGTTAGATTGGTTTATTGAAGAACATAAAAAGGGGCAGTACAAAAAGCTATCAGATAACCCATACTATGACGAAATAAAGGCCTTAATTGACGCCATGAACATTTTAAGAAAGTATTTAGGTTGGGATAGCATTAAGTTATCAGAAGAAGTTAAATGGAGATTGGAGGGATAACATGGCCAGGGTTATAGCAGTAGCCAACCAAAAGGGCGGCGTAGGCAAGACTACAACAGCCCATAATGTGGCGGCATCATTAACCTATAAGGAATATAGGGTTTTAATGATAGACCTGGATCCGCAAGGCAATTTATCTTTTATTGCAGGCGCAGACAACGTACATAAGCCCACAGTTTACGAAATATTGCGCGGTAAAGCCAGTATAAAAGAAACATTGCAGCAGACTAAGAGCGGCCATATTATACCGGCTAATATTCTTTTAAGCGGCGCAGATATGGAATTTACGCAGCCGGAGCTATTAAGGAACAGTTTAGACGCCATTAAAAGCGGTTATGACTTTGTTTTAATTGATACCCCGCCGTCATTAGGGATATTAACCATAAACGCCTTAACAGCAGCCGACAGCGTTATTATTCCAATGTCAGCCGATATATTAAGTTTACAAGGTATAAGCCAATTATACAATACCATTGAAGCGGTAAGGAAGCACAGCAACCCAGGCCTAAAGATTGAAGGGCTATTGTTTACGCAGCATAACCATAGAACCATTTTAAGCCGGGAGTTTGTGAAGGCTACAAAGGCCGCAGCTAAACGAATGAATACTAAAGTATTTAAGACGGCTATAAGGGCAAGCGTAGCGACGAGAGAAGCCCAGGCAAATCAAACGGACATTCTTACCTATTCGCCTATTTCACCAACAGCAGAGGGCTATAACGCTTTAACAGTAGAGATTATTAAGGGAGGTAATAAAGTATGAGCAAGAAGAAAATAGAAGGTTTAGGAAGCCAGGCGGTAAATAAATTCTTTGAGCAGCCGGCAACAGAACAGGAGGAACAGGGCTTACCCCAAGTACCAAGAAGTAATATGGGAAGGCCACGCACTATATACCGGGAGTATGACAAAACAAGCCAGGAAGGTTTAAGGGAAGGATACACGCGCGCAACCTTCATTGTAAGAGAGGATCTTCTTAAGAAGCTTAAAGATTATGCCTATACTGAAAGGGAAACCTTGAAAGACGTTGTTAATTATATGATTGCTCAATTTTTAGAAGGCAAGGAGATTATAGAAAGGGAGGACAAATAACAATGAAGCAGTTTGGAGATATAAAATTTTATGACGTGCAGGAAATAGCAAAAATCTTTGATATGACCCCACAGAGTATAAGAAAGTTTTTTAGAGAAGGCCGCATAAAAGCGCGCAAGTTTGGTACGCGTTGGTATGTTACAGAGGAAGCCATGAGAGAGTTTCTTTTAGGTTATGACAGCGACCAAAAGCAAGAGGATAAATAAAATGTTTACGAAGTTTACATTGTTTATTGTGATTACATTGTTTACAATGATTACAAAGTAAAGGAGGGAAACCATGTTTATAGAGTTTACAGAGCAGGAAAAGGCGCAGATTAAAGCTATTGAAGAAAAGTACGAAAAGGCTTTTAAGGCGTTAGAAGAACTTACAGAGAAGTTAAACCCAACGCCAGATACAGAATACTTATTCGAGGGGATAAACGGTAAGGATAACCCAGAAGAATGGGAAGCCGCCTTAAAAAAAGAAAATGAAATATTGGACGCCTGGGAAGCTAAAGGCAGCCCGGAATGGAGAGCAGCAAGGGAGAAATGGCACGAATTAAACAGCTCTTATAATAAAGAGCGCGCAGAGCTATTTGAAAAAGCAGAACAAAGGCAATTTAACGAATTAAACGGAGATTTAACCAAGATATTAGAGGACGCCAAAAACCAAACAATACGCCTTATATATGAGCTATACCAATTCTTTAACAATGGTACAGACAGCAAAGTATTACTTGATGGCGAGGACGTAAAAAAGCGAATACAAGGCAGTTTGCGCCTTCATATTGAAGCGTTAAAAGGTGAGCCAAAGCTTTATAAAGAGTTTAACGCCTATGTAGATAATGCAATTAAGCGCAGCGAATATATAGCACCGAAAGGAACAAAGCAAGAGGACATAACAAAGATACCGGAAGCGGTAGTAAATACTTTTTACCCGGCGAACTTTTTAGCACCCACGGATAAAGTTAGCAACCTTGCCTTTAATAATGAGCTTACAGGCCGTCATATACAACAGTTGGCTATGGAGCGCAGGGGAAGTAAGAAGCAGATAACAACCCTTGCAAGCATAGACTTTGATAACCTTAACGGATCCGTACAAATAAAAGGCCGCAGGGAGCTTACGCCTTATGACAGAGAAGTACACGACGCCATTATTACCTTATTCGTTGATGGCGGCAACGAGTACATAACGCCACAGATGATATACCAAGTAATGACCGGCAACCCGGACGCATACCTTAACCCAAAACAGGCAGAAGCTATAAGCGAAAGCATAACCAAATGTATGTATAGCAGGCTTATTATAGACGCAAGCGAAGAAGCTAAAGCATACGGCTTTGATAGTTTTAAGTATGATGGCAGCCTTATAAGCGGCGAGCGAGTAACAGCGACCTTAAACGGCACCGTCGTTGAGTGCTTAAGGCTATTAAGAACGCCAGTTTTATATGAGTATGCTAATAAAAAGAACCAGATAGGACGCTTTGACATTAAGCTATTAAACAGCCCAATAAACAAAACCGAAGAAATTATAACGCTGCAAGGCTATTTATACCGCCGGATCCTATCCATGAAAAACAGCTCTAACTTAAGCAAGACTATTCTTTATGATACCGTTTATAATCAGCTTGAAGTAACAGCATCAAGCGACGGAGCTTTAAGAAAGAAAAAAGCCAAAGTACGCAGCCAAATTAAAAAGATTTTAGACTACTGGAAGCAAGAAGATTTTATAGCCGGTTATGTAGAGAATAAACGCGGCCAGGTTATATATAGCGTTACCATAAGATTATAAGATAGGGGCATAATGTGGTAACGGTAGGGGCATAATGTGGTAACGGTAGGGGCATAATGTGGTAACGGTAGGGGCATTAAGTGGTAACAATGAAAAGGGTAAAAAATGCCAAGAAACCCAGGCAGGACAAGCCTTCCAGAGTTTAGCAAAAAAATGTATAAGCTTTATAGGCTATATAAGCTTTATAGCGGCATTGGCGGCTTGCTTGACGCCGCCGCCATGCCTTAATAATATGGACTTAATCAATAAGAAATACCCCCCATGTGGAAACATTTTTAGTTAGAAGGAGTGATTTAATGGAGAAATACAAATATATTCCGGAGAGCTTAAAGCAGCTTAAGCAATGGGTATGCTTTAAGTTGGAGTATAACGAGAAAAAGGGTAAGCATGATAAGATACCGAAGGATCCAAAGACCGGCTACAATGCAAAGGCAAACGATCCGGCGACCTGGGGCGACTTCCAAACGGCGGTTAAGGCCGTCAGCAAATACGGCTTTGATGGTATAGGCATTGAGTTTGCGAATGGCATTTTTGGCGTTGACCTGGACGGCGTTGTAAAAGACGGAAAACTTACACCGGAAGCCCAGGACATTATAAAAACATTAGACAGTTATACAGAATATAGCCCAAGCGGTACCGGCGTTCATATTCTTTGCAAAGGCACCATACCGCCAAAGGACAGGCGTAAGGGCAATATTGAAATGTATTCAGAAGGGCGATTTTTCACAGTAACCGGAAAAGTATTAGGGGAACCTAAAGACATTCAAGAGCGAACAGCCCAGGCGGCCGTTGTTCATGCAAAGTATTTGAAACGAGAAGAACCGAAGGCCACAAATCAGCAACCGGCAAACCTTGACCTATCAGACAGCGAGCTTATAAATAAGGCAATGAGCGCAAAAAACGGCCATATATTCCGCGCTTTATGGAATGGGGATATAAGCGGCTACCCTTCACAATCGGAAGCAGATTTAGCTTTATGTAACTTGTTAGCGTACTGGACAAACGGCAACGCTTACCGCATGGACGCATTATTTAGACAATCCGGACTATATAGAGAAGATAAATGGAATAGAAGGCATGGAGCGGATACATACGGAAATATGACAATCAAAAAGGCCTTAAATGATTTTACGCCATATATACCACCGGTTGAAACAAATAAAAAGACAGCTCCAACAAGCGCAGTAACGCCGGAAGCCGTCAAAGATAATAATTCAAATACATTATACCAGAGCGGCCAGGATCCGCAAATAGTCTTGAAAGAAAATTTAGTAAGCCAATATTTAGAAGATGTATTCATTAAGGATATTGACAAATTTAAGAGCTACAAAGACCGTAAAACAGGGTTTAATAACCTGGACGAATTAACCGGCGGCCTTTACCCAGGGTTATACGTTGTGGGAGCAATAAGCAGTTTAGGTAAAACAACCTTTGTTCATCAGTTGGGCGACCAATTAGCAGAGCAGGGCGACCATGTATTATTTTTCAGCCTGGAACAAAGCAGGCTTGAAATGGTTACAAAGAGTTTAAGCCGTATTACAGCAAGGCATAATAAAAACACAGCCGTAAGCGCGATTAAAATAAGGGGCGGCAAATTGACGCCGGAAGTAATAGCGGCAGCAGAAGAATATAACAAGATAGCCGGCCGGGTTAGCGTCATAGAGTGCAATTTTGACACGAATATTTATTATATTATTGAGTATACGAAGGCTTATATAGAAACCTACAAAGTAAAGCCGGTTGTAATAGTTGACTACTTACAGATAATACCGCCGACGGATCCGCGCCAGAGCGATAAAGAAAAGGTTGATAACATTGTAAGGGGGCTTAAGAAGCTGCAAAGCGAAAATGATTTAGTCTTATTTGTTATCAGCAGCATAAACAGGCAAAACTATTTAACGCCTATTGACTTTGAAAGTTTTAAGGAAAGCGGCGGCATTGAATATACGGCAGACGTTGTATGGGGCTTACAGCTACAAATACTTAATGACGATATTTTTAACGGAGAAAAGAAAATAAAAGAGAAGCGCGAAAAGGTACGCATTGCAAAAAAAGCTATACCGCGAGAAATAGAACTTGTATGCTTAAAAAACCGTTACGGCGTCAGCTCTTATTCATGTGGGTTTAAGTATGATCCACGCTTTGACTTATTCGAGCCGGATAACCTTTATAAAGTTGCCGAGGACTTTGACTTTCCCATAGGCAACGGTAAAAGGAAGTGATTAGATGGCTTTAGAAGCGTTAAAACAGTATGCAATGGAGCAAAACCAGGCAACCCAGGCAGAAATTGAAAAGCTCATAAAAAATGACGCTCTAAAACGCCCTACAAGCGACGAAAAGGGCAAGGGCAATATAAAACCATTAGCAAGTAAAGAAAACGTCGTAGAAGCCTTGCAGGAGCGTTTAGCGGCAGGATATAAAGAACACCAGGAGAATATAAAACGAGCAGGGCAATTAAGGGCAGAAATTAACAAAGGAGTACAGGCTGGGGAGCCGGTTTATAGATTATTACTTAAGGCTATTGAGTGTATAAGCCTTATGACAGGCGACAAGCTTTTTTATGATATGAATAAAAACAATTTACAGACCATTTACGGCATACTTGAAGAACCGGCAGCCATAGAGATTGAACGCCAAGAAGTGCAGAAGCGATTAAACAACCTTAAGGCGGCCTATGATAAAGAAAGGGATCCAGGCGCAAAGCGGAGAATAAAGAACGCCATAAAAGCGCACCAAGAGAAATTAGAGCAGTTACAATAATTAAGACGCAGGGCAACAAAAGGCCTTGCGTTTATTTTTATTACTATGTTTACTGAATAACATAAATAAACATTGTAACCTTAATAATCATAAAATAAACTTGACGTAAACATTAAAGTTGTGCTATAATGTAAGGTGAATAAAAGTAATAAATTTTGGAGTTGAAAGCAAATGGAAACCAAGCAAGGAATTATTATAGGCCTTATTAAAAGGGGCGGCTATGGATACATACAACCGGACGACGAGCAGGAAAAAGTATTTTTCCATTCAAGCGGAGTTTGCAACGGAAGATTTGAGGACTTAAGGGAAGGTATGCCGGTTAACTATTTCCTTGTAGAGTACAAGAAAAAAGGCGAAACACGCCGCAAAGCTATTGGCGTTGTAAGCGTATAAAAGCGAGGGTGAAAGATGGCAGGCATATTTAATAAGTTATTTAAGAAAACAAAAGAACCAGTAAAAGCAGAGAGAGCGGAGCTTTTAAGTAATTCGACAGCTATATTTACGCCCTGGAACGGCGACGCATACAGCAACGACATATACAGGGCAGCAGTTGACGCCATAGCCAGGAACGCGGCCAAGCTTAAAGGATCCCATGTAATACACTATCCAGACCGTAACGAAGTATCAAAAAACAGCAAGCTAAACAGATTATTGCAAGTACAGCCTAACCCTTATATGAGCGCGTTTGATGTTCTCTATAAGATGGTTACGCATTACTTTTTATATAATAACGCCTTTGCATATCTTCAAAAGGACGACAGAGGGCAAGTAATAGGCATTTACCCATTAAAGGCAATGCACGTTGATTTTTTAGCAGATCCAAGCAACGAGCTATATTGTAAGTTTATATTCGCGAATGGCCGAGAGGTTATATTACCCTATGTGGAGATAATCCATTTACGCCGTAACTTTAATAATAATGACCTATTGGGAGATCCAAACACAGCCTTATTCCCGGCGTTAGAATTGGCTCATACACAGAATGAAGGGTATATAAACGGCATTAAGAGCAGCGCGAATATACGCGGCATATTGAAGTTTACGCAGATTATGGCACCGGAGAAGCTTAAGGAAGAAAAAGAAAGGTTTATAACCGATTATTTAAGCATTGCCAATGATGGCGGAGTTGTGGCCACAGACCAGAAAATGGAGTATGTACCGATTGAGCTTAAACCGGCCACAATAGACGACAAGCAAATACAGGCCATTAAAACCAAGATATATGACTATTTAGGCGTATCAGAAGCTATTGTAAATAGCAGCTATACAGAAGATCAATGGGCGGCATTTTATGAAAGCACCCTGGAACCCATAGCGGTACAAATGAGCCTTGAATTTACCAGGAAGATATTTAACGAGAGAGAGCAGGCCTTTGGTAACTCAATAATCTTTGAGAGTGGACGCCTACAATTCAGCAGCAACGCAACAAAAGTAAACTTAATTGCGCAGCTTATGCCTTACGGTTTATTGACCGTTAACCAGGCATTAGAAATATTAAACTTACCAGGCGTAGAAGATGGCGACAAGAGATTACAGACTTTGAACGTTGTGGACGCAAACAAAGCTAATCAGTATCAATTAAACGAGCCTAAAAAGGAGTAGAAGCCTATGGATATTAAAGCGGAGGTATACAAGTACATAAAAGAAAATGAAGGTACAAGTTACGTTGAANTTGAAAACTTGTTTACCCGGTTAGGCTTTGAATGGCAGGGCGATTTAGAAATATACAGCGACGTATGCAGCAACGTAATATTTTGGACAGGTTGGAACAAAGAAGCCATAGAGCTTATAAACGACCTACAAAGAGAAGGCCTTATAAGTAAGATACCAGGACAGGCATTTATATACTACATAGACGGGAAGGCCTTAAGCCTACCGATAGTAAGGACTTATAAGCAATACAAAACACCGCATTGGCTACCAGTATTGTTTACGGCCGAGAAAAACCTTAAAACAGGAGGTAAACAGAAATGAAAGAGATTAGAGTTTGCGAAATAAGAGCCGCCGAACCGGCAGGCGAAAGCGGCCTTATATTAGAGGGCAGGCCGATAGTTTACGATCAGCCTACCACGATAAACGACCCGGCAGGGAAGTATATCGAAATTATAAGGAGTGGAGCTTTAGACCAGGCGGACATAAGCGACGCAAGGCTATTGTATAACCACGACTTAAACAAAGTGCCTTTAGCAAGGACACCAAAAACAATGCAGCTTATTAAGGATACGGCAGGCCTTAAGATGATTGCAATGTTACCGGAAACAGAAGAAGCAAAAAGCGTTTATACGGCAGTAAAGCGCGGCGATTTATCCGGCATGAGCTTTGCTTTTAAGGTACCAGAAGGCGGCGACAGGTACGACGCAGCAACGAATACAAGGGAAATTTTCAAGATTGAGAAAATCTATGAAATATCAGTAGTACCATTTCCGGCGTATCCGCAAACAAGCGTTGAAGCCAGAACAGCCATGAAGGAAATAAAAGAAGATCCTTTAAGGGCAGCCGCAAAGATACGCATTAACCAAATATTAGTTAGAGAGGTGTAATATTATGAAATTTAAAACTATACAAGAAGCATTTAACCATTATATGAACAGCTCTATTGAGGACATTGAGAAAAGAGCGAAGGAAATAAAACAGGTTGTGGATACAGACCCAAACGCCGACATTGCAAGCCTTAATATTGAGCTTGAAGGCTTGAAGCAGGCCAAAGAGAACATTGAGCAAAGAAGCCAGAAGCCGGCACAGCAGTTTAACCCTATTACCGGCGCAAGCTTTGAAACCAGGGCAAGCTATGAAGCCACAGAAGGCGACGTATTCGCAAGCCCGGAATATAGAAGCGCATTTTTCAAACAGCTTTTAGGCCATCAGCTTAACAGCCTTGAGGACGCAGCTTTTAAGCGTGCTATGGGAGTAGCAGAGAAAAGAACGAGTACATTTAACACCGTATCCAACGCAGCGGCAGTATTGCCAACGACAACCTTTAACGAGGTTATCAGCAAGGCGCGTAAAATGGGCGGCTTAATATCCGTTTGTAGAAACTTTAATTTACCTACAAAGATAGCCGTACCAGTAGGTACACCGTCAAGCAAAGCAAGTTGGCATACAGAAGGCCAGGCGGTAGACAGCGAAAAAGCCACAGTAACAACCGTATCCTTTAACGGTTACGAGATCCTTAAGGTATTCTCTATAAGTGCAGCAGCAAAGAGAATGAGCATTGACGCCTTTGAAAAGTATCTCATAGACGAGCTTAACGCTTGCGTACTGGAATGTATTGCCGACGCTCTTGTAAACGGTGAAGGCACAACCGAAGGTACAGGCCTTGAAAGCATTACCTGGACTAAAGACACAAACGCCATTGAATACGCAAACGGAGATATTCCGACCTATGCGGACTTTGTGGCAGCAATGGCATTGCTTAAGAGAGGTTACAGCCAGGGCGCAAAATGGGCTATGAATAACGCAACACTTTATACCCATGTATACGGTATTGTGGATAGCAACGGCAGACCTATCTTTATAGCGGATCCGAAGAATGAAAGCATTGGCTACATTTTAGGCCGCGAGGTTGTAATTGATGATAACATTGC